AAGGCATAAAATCTTTTAGTACCTATAGTATTTTTCTGCCATTCTTTTAACTGCTCTCTATCAAATGTATCTCTTACTTCTTTGATATACAGACGAGCATTAGCTTCAACAGACATTATATTAAACACAGTATTTTTAGTACTTTCTTCCAGTGCAAGTACACCTATATTATCTTCAGTGTTCTTTAGAATGTGATGCATAAGCTCTCGCATGATACTTGACTTGCCCATGCCAGCACCTGACGTGAAACAAACTAACTCTCCAGTACGGATGCCAAATGTTTTCTTATTTAAACCTTGCCAAGGATAGGGACATGTATAACAGAAGTCTTCGTCATATAAAGAATCTCCTAATGAATCAAGATTAATAATACCAGCAGGGGTATAAGGCTCTGCTGCCCACCATGATTTAGTATACTTTTGCCTTTGATTTAACATCAGGTATTCATTAGGATCTTTAAGTTCAAGATTAACAATACGGCATTTGTTAGGTTCAAATATCTTAGCAACTTCTTCAGCAGCTTCTTTACCCTGCTTATCATTATCAAAACAAAGTACAATATTATCAAAGCTATTTAAATAATCAAATGATTGTTTACAATTAGTAACCGCTGACTTACAGCCACTCTTAATAGAAAGCACAGGCCACTGTGAGCCTAGTAATTCGTAAGCACTCATGGCATCTATCTCACCCTCACATAAGGTTACATACTTGCCACCTTTAGGAAATAAATCCTGACCAAAGAGAAGAGCTTTACCGATATCTCCTTCTATCCAAAAAGCTTTATCTTTTGTTTTTCTAATCTTACTGGAAATATGTTCTCCCTTATCATCAACGTACTTATAGATATGATGACTTTGTTTTTCAATACCTGTATCCTTAACAAATGTTTTATATTTTTTTACGGTATCTAGTGTTAGCTTTCTATCTGGAATAGCAGCCAGATACCCAGCAGTTTTAAGAAGTTTGGTATCTATTGTTTTTGGTGTGTTGTGATAATTTGTTTGGTTCATATATTTATTCTCTTCTCTATTAGAAAAACGAGTTTCACATGAAAAGCAAAAAGAATGTCCATCTTTATGTTGAACATTCCCTTTGGTTGATCCGCATTCAGGGCATAGACCCCTTGTTAACCAGCCTTCTGGCATTACCACTTTCCTTTGCTAAGTTTAAACATCTCATCGCATATGCTTTTTCTATACGAGGCTAGTTCCCTTTCTATAGATATTAATGTTTCAATTTTTATAACTCTTTCCATATCTTTAAAGCCTTCTTCATAGATAAATATAGGAGCTTGCCTATCCTTTTCTTTTGATACTGATAATATTTTCTTAGGATAATTCACTTTAAAATAACTTTCTGTAACACGTAAGAAAACTTAGGATTAGCTCCAAGATGATGCCATAGTATTTTTCTATATTTAAGAGCATTAGTACCTTCTACTAATGAAGCAAAAGATTCTAAAATCTTTTCTTTATTATCTTTAATTACTATTAAGTTCCAAGTATTAAACATGTGGGAGCAACCCCCTCAAAAGAGGGGGGTTGCGAACATTAGTTATAGTCTTCGATATCATTTTGTAAGTTAGTAAGAAAATCATTTTGATCAGCCATTATTTCTTCTACTTCTTCTTTAGCAAAACGCTTAGCAGTTTTAACATCATAACCTTCTTCTTGATAGCGAGATGTTAATTCTTTAAACAACTGCTTTCTTTCTCTTTGCCAAAGATTTTTATTGCTCATACCCCGTACTGCCTTCTTCTACATCGCTCCAGAATTGAGAGACATCTTCCGAATCTGTAGGATCATAGCCACACTCAATCATAAAATCATGAAGTGCGTTATAGTCTTCTCTATTTGTTTTAAATTTTTGTTTATATTCTTCAAAGTTTACCACGTTATTTTTAGTTAAAGATTCCCAAGACTTATCTATTGACATGCCCGCTGCTTTTTCCAAATCTTTTGTCAAAACCTCTATCCTTTTATGTGATCTATTTAGTTGTAGTTTCAAACTAGATAATTGTTTATTAAGTATTTGTTTTTCTTTATCAATTTCCTCCATATCAAGTGCTCCTTTTATGGGTCGGGTAAAGCGACCACCAACATAATTATTATAATAGGCAAATGAATCAGTACCGTCAACCACTTTCGTAAGAACTCCTAACTTTATTTGATAGTGAAGTTCATAATACTTCATTGTTCTTTTGTTTTCGTACTGATCTATAAATTCAAATAAGAAATTCTTCTTCCCTATTTTTTCTATATCTTCTAGTAACGCTTTAGAAGACCCCATATATTCTTTCCAATTAGACGCAACCTTTTTACCATTACGTTTCATTGTATATTGTTTACAACCTATGTAAGCCTTGTTTGTTTTTTTATTTGTTATCTTATAGACAAATCCAAAGTATCTATCAGGATCAGGTATAACTTTTTTAGTATGTCTCCAATGCATTAAGATTCTTTTATCTCTAAAACATCTGGCTCTCTTGCTACTTCAGTAAGATATTTTTTATTTTGTGCGTAGTTAAATACCCGAAGTCCCTTACCCTCATTACAGTCACTCCAACATAATTGTTTATAGTCACAATAAACACAACCAACAGCAAGCTTACGGTTGCCAGACTTACCATCAGGTAAATCGGAATAGCACTTATCAGGTATGTTGTTACTAGAAACCATCTTTTTAAGGTAGTCAACCCTTTCTTTAGCATTAATCATCTCCAAAGAATGTACGGGAGTTAGACATATCTCCCCTGTTGATTTATCAATAGCAAGAAAAGCTGCTTCATCCAAGCCATTAGCTTGGGCATACGCTGAGATCTGAGGGATATATCCAAAAGGATCATCATCATAGACATGATTGTTTTTAAATTTCTCAAAGCCTCTACCAGAAGCACTCTTACAATCTACTAAGACACCATCTATGATAGCGTCTTGATGGCCTTTAACACCTGATACCAAGAGTTCTTTTTGGGTATCTTCTACAGTATGTCCTGAGACTTTTGTAAATAGAAGAAGGAGTTCTTCAAGGATATGACCATATAAGAATTTAATTCTTGTGGAGGCAGGTAGGGGTGCAGCTTCATTCTTTTGATTAATAGTATACCAAAGCTGTCTATTAGGTTTTCCTATGGCAGATAACCTAAGTTTATTATCTCTTTTTCTATCTTCAAAGAGAGCTATTACTATTTGCTTACCAACTTCTGTGCAAAAAGTTTCAAGATGTTTATCTAATTCTTCTCTATCTATATCAGGCTCATCACCAAATAAATTATAGATGTCATCGACTAAAGTTTTAATATTTTTTTTCATAGAAAATTGGGAGAGCTACAGTTAGTAGCCCTCCCCCTTATAATATTAAGAAGCAAAAGGAATGTCGTCATCTGACGTATAGCCAGAATCTACTACTTCAAAATCTTCTGAGTTATCAGAAGCATATGGAACTAATGTTACTACTTGGACTTTAGTTAGATCGGCACCTCGACCTGCCTTACCTTTATATTCCCAATCATAAGGACGATAAAGAACATTAACTTTTGATTCATTACCAATGAGAGTATTAAACATTGGTTCACGATTAGAATCAACTAGGTCAGGTGCTAAGTTAGCACCATGTTTACCTTCAACTTTACGCTTAATGGTAATGAAGTCTCCACGATCATCACCTTTGTTTTTGATTGTTAGTCCATCAGCCTCTACCTTCGCACGGTTTTCAGTATCAAGAGCTACATCAATAGTCCAACAAGGCTCGAAGGTGGTATTAGGAGCACTCAGTGAAGCCCACCAAGCTAGTCCAGTTATATGAGTCATTGTATTCCTTTCTATTTAATGACTAATAAGTTTTAGCACACAGCGTATATAGCTGTCAACAAAAAAATTACGCTGCCATTTCTAGTTCCTTCCATGCTGGAGAGATGAGCATCTTTGCTACCCTGTCTTCACGCAGCTTAACGCTAGGTTTGTTTTCTTTAACATCATTGGTTTCTGCGCCCGTATATAAAGTACCACCGTTCTTACCTGTCATAAGACTAGGATGAGAAGACCAATAAGTAGCAGCGTTGTAAACATTATATAAAGTACCTCCTGTATTCGTACCATACTTTTGGTAAGCACCTCTGCCCATAATATGTTGGCTCTCTTGGTCAAAGATTTTCATAAGATTAGAAAGCATAAGTTTATTACCTGCATTCTCTCTCTTAACATTGTCTATCTTTTTAGCTAAGGTATCTTTAAAGAGTTCAATAACACTATCACGTTTTATAGGAGTGTTATACCATTTCTTTATCTGATCCATACCATCACCACTAATATATTTAGTAGCTGTTCCAATCTTACCTGCAAATCCAAGAACATCAAAGTTCTTTGAATGCCTGCCATAGATATAAGCAAGCTTGTTACCAGCAACAAGAGTATTCCAACATTTACTACGCCATACCCCCATCATTCCATTGTTAGCCCATGTTCTATTATGCGAGGTACGAAATACAAACTCAGGTACTACTAACTCGGTCTGTCCTTTACCTAACCAACCTTCACCACCATCAAGATATGTCTTTTGTCCCTCAAATCTAGCCTTTAATTCTAACTGTTGCCCACCATTAATAACTTCAATATCAAATTTTGTTTCAGAGAGATCAAGATTTATAGATTCATCTTGTGAAGCAAGGAGTAAAGCTTCTTCAATACTTGTAACAATATCTTTATATTGAACAGGAGTGTAGTCTTTTGATACTATTGAAAGAACTTTATCTGTATCAGTACGCTTAAGAACCTTACCAAATTTTTCAGGTATGCCCGGAATAGGAAACGTATCTACTTGAAATTCAATTTCATCATGATTAAACATTTGCATTAGATTATCCTTTAAGAATTATAGGAGAGAGAATTGTCCCTCGAAGAGGGGGACAATACTCGATCAATTACCCTGACCTCTATACTTTTTCCATGAACGCCTTTTACTTTTATTTTTAGGATGTGATCGAACACTATTTCCTATTGAGGTTCTTTTTTTAATTGAGTGTAGAGTAGGGTTGTAGATTTTAAGATTACTTTTAGCCATGTTCTTTATCCACCCAATTATCATAGTTGTCCTGAAAAGATTTTAATTCTTCTCTAATATATTTATTAACATCTTCTGCAGTAAGATCTTTTTGTTGTACCTTATGTCTAACTAAACTTAAAACCCAAGGATCACTACCATTAAACGCATAGTCAAGAATCTCTTTCTTGTTCTTAAATACTGGGACTGTCATTGATATGTTTCCTTATTATAAGTGTATAGTATAACTATCTACAGCACCATAGTATCTATAGCTTGATTTACAATTATCACATATATAAATATTCTTTTCCATGATACTTTTCTCGTTACATTTAAGACATTTACGCTCTCTATATTTCTTTTTATTACGTTCAAGTTTCTCCTTTAATATTTTTTCTTTTAAGTCTTTCTCTAACTTATTAAAAGATTTCTTTTCATAATTATATGGAATAGTATCAAAAGAATTATTAATAAAAGTACCTGTTCCTTTCTTAAAGGCACCCTTGTTTCTATAAAGTATTCCTATAATTATATTTTTTGTTGGAGGTTTATTCTTATCTTTATAAAGTTTCATTACATCGGGATGTCTTGATATTTCTTTAGCACTTTTTCCTTCTAACCAAAGTTTTAAGAGTAGAGCTATAAATTCTTGAGTATGTTTTACTGCCATGATATTTCCTATGTGTGTGAGAGACCATCAGTTTCAATACAACAATACATACCACACCAAAATATAACTGCAACTCCTTCTATACATAGCATACCTCGTGCTTTACGTCTATAACTTAAATAACTTTCTTTAACATTATTTGTTTCCCATTTATTAAAGATTACTTTTTGCTGTATCTTGTTTAACTTAAGCATTCATCTATCTTTCTATGTCTATATATCAAAGATTATATTTTCTACTTCAGTTTCAAAGGATAGTTTTCCTCTAATCCTATTAAAGTTATGAGGATATGTTTCTAATTTAGATAAGAAAGATTCTAAATTAAATCCCTTAGTCTGAAAATTCTTCATTAATACTAATTGAAACTCTTGATTTTTCTTTGTGGCCTCAGTAAGTAAGGGAAAGACTGGTGTATTTTGAACTCGACTTAACATATGTAGTGTATCTCTAACATGTCCATTATTTAAGGCTCCTACAGGTAATTTACCTGCTTTAAACTTATTCATATGTATATTATTTCTGGCATATACCTCATGATAAATAGCTACAAGTACTTGTATTGTCACTTTATTTGTAGTAAGAAAACTGTTAAAGATTTCATATTTCAATAGTCCCTGTTTCATATAATGCTTTAAGTAATCTTTAGGATTCCAGTTTACTTGTGTTGTATTAATAGTTATAAGATCTTTATAGTTCCAATTACTCTTATCAATCAAGTGTATTTCAATAGGTAATCCTAATGCTTTGGCAGCTTTGTATCGAGTTTGTCCATCAATTATATTATAATCTGTATCAACTAGGATAGGTCTTAGATGTAAAGCATTATTATCACTAATAGATTTCATTAACTTATTTACTTTTGAAGGCTTAATATCTCTATTCATATTAATAATATTTAGTGCATGATATAACTTATCTTCATATGTGACATGAAAGACACGGCTCGTTACTTTTAAACCATCTTCTAGATTTTTAATAAACATTTTAAACTCCATTAAGAGATTGTATGAAAGTAAAAGATAGAGAGAGGCGACGCCCCTCAAAGAGGGGGGTAGAGCCGAGCTAGTTTTCAGTATAGAATAGATGGGAACCAAGAGAGCCAAGGTACATAAGCTTCTCATGTCTTGCCCAATAGGGGTTGACTGCTCTGGTATGATAGTGAGTAGCCTCAAGAGTTATCTCAACAAGGATACCATTCATAGCCATTGCAGCTACTTTAATTGCGGTTTCTTTAGCTCGATGATTGTACATTCTTTCAGACTTACCATCACACCAGTAAGAGAAGGCACATTTATTTCGTATAGGATTACCCTTATAGTATCTTCCTTGACGTACTACCTTACATACTGTATCAGGATAGTTAGGTAATGTTACACGTTCTAGTATTACATTAGCTATTGCTAACTGAGCTATTAGTTCTTCTGATCTTCCTTCAAAATAGATAGCCTCTACCAGACACTTTCTTTCTGTATACTCATTGTCATTTAATTCTTCTGAAGCATACGCAGGAGTTATTAATATTACTAAGCATACTAATATTAGAAACATAATTATTAGATATGATTGATATCTCATTTGAAATTACTCCATAGATATAGTTGACTGACCCCAGACAGGCATGCTATTATCTTCCAGCCTGACTATTTTAAATGCAAAGGGGTAGTCTTTACGAGCCTCTTCTTCTGAATCATAAACCTCATAGTAAGTCTTATGACCCTTGCCATAGCACTCATAACATATAGACAGTCCTTCAAAGCTTGTGCCTGTCATACGTTCTATGTTACTATGTCCTCTGCATATCTCACATAATATATATACCTCATGTGTTGCATTCATTACTGATATCATAGTAAATTTTTTATCCGTTCTTGGGTATGTCATTTCTAAGCAATTATTTCAATATCTTTAATAAACAGGAGACTTTCAAATCCATCATGTTCTTCAATTGTAAAGCGTGTTCCTTCATCGACCCACTGTATCCTGATGTCTTCCCAGCCACCCATGTATATATAATATGAAGGATCAGTTAACTTTAATTCTTCTCTTATGTATTTTTCCACATCATTCTTGCTAACAATATCTATATACAATTCAACGAGTCTTCTATCCATGCACCAGAACTCTTCCGTTCCTTGTTGCTGAAATGTTGACCAACCTGCCCCATAGCCATGTGATATAAGTACTGCAACCTTACCATCTTGAATATACTTCTTAGGTAATTCTTTATCTATTCTTTCTATTTCTTGTTCACTTGACTTGCGTTCCAGTCTTTCAATACGAGATAACAAATGAGAGAAGGCCTCATCATAAGTCATGCCGGGTTGTAGTCCCAAATACGCATCATATGGTCCCGAAATATATTTATTTCTGATCATCTATCTTCTCCTATTTTAATAGTGTGTAATTTTAATAATCAAAGTTGATTATTTTATTTATCCTCTTTTATCTTAGACATTTCTGTTATGATTATGTGCGCCATGTCCAGTAGTAGTCATTATCGAAGCACAATCCTTCTTTACTGATCATAGCCGTCTTAAATTGATTGTACTTGGCAAGAAACAGGGCTGCTGCTTCATAATGGTTGTTCAAGGCATCCAGTTCGTAATCATAATGCTTTGTAATCCGCTCCGCCAAATTGAAGGTACAACCTGTAGCAGAACGGTTGGCTATGATGCGGGCACCCTTTGTGTTGGTCGGTCCAAAGAAGCGTGTGCGAATGGCAGCGTAGGCGGTGGCTGTTTCAGTCATTTTATTTATCCTCCTGATAAGGTATAATTTTACCAGCCCTATTAAGACAATCTACTAAGGTTTCATATCCATTTCTTAAAGTTATAAGCTGATCATATAAGTCATATGCTCCTGAAGAAGATGTATCTTTATCTAATGCTTCAAGTATTCTTAGTTTGTCCATGAAACATTTTAAATAATACTCCATATCTGCAACCACTTCATGTTTAATATAGTTACTATCCATTTTGTTTATCAATCTCCTGTGATCCAATCTATAGCACCATTCATGTACTGGTGTAGTTCTTTACCAGACATACGTTGTGTTTCATGTACTGAATTGTTATGACTAACAAGGCAATATCCACCATCGCATTCAGCATAGTCTAAATCTAAGCAATAGTTTTCATAGGGGGGATAATCGTTGGCATTTAGCTTGGTATTAAGAAGGTCTACTTGATCTTGCAGCGTGGTTTTCGTTATACGATTAGTCATTTTATTTATCCTTGTCATCCCATCCAATTTGAATGGATGTAATCCAATCTAATGCACCATTTAGATATTGATGTAGTTCTTTTCCAGACATGCGTAGTGTTGTATGTACTGAATTATTGTGGC